TAATACCATCTAAGTCAGTACAGGTACGAGAAGATGCATTTGGCAATAAGCTATTTGATTACTACATCACAACAACCTATCCAAACACTGAGATGGCAACTGTTACTGCCAAGGAAATGGAGCACATTAAGTTGTTCTCCATTCCTGGCATTCTACGTGGTGTAGGACCTATCCAGACTTGTAAAGAAGATATTGCAGCTGCTCTAGACCTAAGAAAGTATGCTTCTACTTGGTTCCAGAATGCTGGGGTACCAACAGGACTACTAAAGACTAACCAGATGATTACAGCTGACCAAGCAGATGAGATTACATCTCGTTGGCATGAAAAGCAAGCTAATCGTCAGCTAGCTGTAGTTGGAAATGGTTTTGACTATGACCCTATTGCACTATCACCAAAAGATGCATTATTTACAGAAGTACAGTCCCAGATGGTTCAGTCCATTGCAAGACTGTTTGGTGTCCCAGCTCGTTTGCTCCTAACAGGTGTAGACGGAACTTCTGACACCTACTCAAATCTAACTGAGGAGAACCAGGTATTCTGGAGGCACACGCTGATGGCATATCTAGACCCAATTGAAGATGCAATGAGTAACTGTTTGCCAAGAGGAACCAGAGTCAAGTTTGACTATGAAGGTTTGTTCAAGGCAGACCTAAAGGCTCGTTACGATGCCTACAAGGTAGCCGTTGACGGTGGCTGGATGAGTCCTGAAGAAATCAGGGCAAAGGAAGGTATAAATGGATAATCTAGAGATTAGACAGATAGAACTTCGTGCTAAAGATGATGAGCAGAGAATTGTTGAGGGTATTGCAGTTCCATATGGTGTAGAAACCAATGTAGGTGCATACGTAGAAAGATTTGCTCAGAACTCTATATCTGATGATGTATCAGAAGTAAAGCTGAAGTTTGGACATGAAGGACTTCCTATTGGTAAGGTTGTAGAAGGTCGTAACGAGGAAGATGGATTTTATATCCGTGCTAAGATTAGCGAAACTTCTCAGGGAAATGACGTATACACACTTATCAGAGACGGAGTTCTAAATAAATTTAGCGTGGGATTTATCCCAGTAGAATCAGAGCGTGATGGCAATGTTGTTGTCCGTAATCTGGTCTCGCTTAAAGAAGTATCAGTTGTTGAGCAACCTGCTTACTCTGATGCACAAATCCTTGCTGTACGTGAGGATACAAATGACACTATAAAGGAGGTTCCTTCAATGGAATCAATTAACAATGACGCAAACCTAGAGTTTGCTGTTCGTAGTGTTCAGGATGAGGTAGCGGAACTACGCCGTGCTGTTGAAGCTGGAGTGCAGGTTGCTACCCCTACTCAGACAGTAGACACACGTTCTGCTGGTGAGGTTCTGAAGGCAATTGCTGCTGGCGATGAGGCTACAATCCGTACCTACGCTGGTAACACTACTGACAACTCAGTAATGCTAAACACCTTCATTGGTGACCTAACTCGTATTGTTGATAGCCCAATTGGTGTACGTGGACTGATTTCCACTGGTGTTCTACCAGCTTCTGGAAACATTCTGGAGTACGCAAAGCTTGACACAAACACAGTAACAGTTGACGAACAGGCTGCTGAAGGAGATGACCTAACCTATGGTCAGGTTGCTCTTACCACAGCTACTGCTCCTGTCAAGACATTTGGTGGATACACCACTCTGTCACGCCAGGCAATTGAGCGTAGCTCAGTTAACTTCCTAGACGCTCACATGAGAGCTATGGCAGTTGCTGTTGCTAACAACCTTAACGGATTTGTTCGTTCTGCTTTCAACACCCAGTACTCTGCACACGTAACCACTGGTGGTGCTGCAGTTGTAGACCTAGGTGCTGCTCTAACATCAGCTACTTATGGTGACTGGCTAGACGCTATCGTTGAAGGTGCTGACAAGTTCCAGACTCGTGGTTGGACCATTGATGCTCTTGTAGTTTCCAAGGACGTATTCAAGTCCCTGATGAAGCTAGAAGGCTCTGATGGAAGACCATTGATGATTGTTCAGGGCAACAATGGTGTAAACACTGTTGGTGCTGTTAACCCACTTGCACTAGGTGCATCCTTCGCTGGTCTGACAGTTGCAGTTGACACTGCTCTGTCAAATGGAACAGCTGCATTCGTTAACGGTAACGCAATGCGTCTGTACACCAACCCAGTAGTATCTCTGACAGATGACAACATCATCAACCTCAGCCGTGACTTCTCCGTATACCAGTACGGTGCACTTGCTAACGAGGCTCCAGAGGCACTAGTTCCAGTAGTTGCATAATTAAGTTAGGAGTTCAGAATGGCGGTAGATTTAGCAAAACTAGCATCATACGTTGGATTTAAAGTAGTAGAAGGAAACAACTACGACTTTGAAGATGGCTGTATCCAGACTGCTGTTGCTTTGATTAATAATTATGTAGGGACAGCTTCTGTACCTGCTGTAATCAAAGACCAGGCAATTCTGTTGGCAGCTAGTGAACTATTTCACCGCCGTTCTGCCCCTAATGGAATTGCACAGTTTGCAACTATGGATGGACAACCATTTCGTGTTGCAAAAGACCCAATGAATGCTGTATATCCACTATTGCTACCATTTGTGAAGGCTGGAGTGTAATGGCTAACGAGATTACTACTGCAAAGGAACAGTTCAATCAGGCTCTAAAAGATGCTGGATTGGATTCTATGCCTTTCCTACCAGAAAGAATTGTTCCACCAATTGTAGTTATTAATTCTGGAAATCCATTTATTACACCTGAAACAGTAGGTAACGAATATGTGATGTCACTAGAAGTTATTCTTGTGGCAGGTACAGCAACAAATGAGTCTGCTACAGAAACACTGGAACAACTCATTGAAGATGTACTCAAAGCACTACCTAGCTTTGCTAAACTTCTGTAAACCTTGAATTGGGTGACGCACCTGGTGACGTTCGTACGTTCTGTGAGGTATCAGTTGGTAAGCAGTGGACATTGACACTTGAAGGTATTACTTCTGGTGACAGCACTTCGCTATACCGTGTACTTTGGGACAACTACGGCACTGAGGCAGCATTCACAATCGCCCCATACGGAAACGCAACCCCATCTGCTACTCAGCCTCACTACAAGGGCACTGTCGTATTCAGTGAGCTTCCTCCACTAGCATTGACTGCTGGAGAAATCTCATCTTTCACAGTTGCACTAGAGGTTGACAACAGCACTCACACACCAGCAAGCGACATTTACTGGGGTGTAGAAGTAGATACAACTGCGTAATTATGTCTAACGAGAGCATCAGGGTTCTTGGTTTAAACAAGGCAATTAGGAATATCAAATTGGCAGGAGTTCCTGCTAAAGAGGTATCACAAGCAGGTAAACAAGCTGCTGAGATAGTTGCTAGGGAAGCCAGGACCCTGGTGCCAGTTAGGACAGGTGCATTAAAAGGTTCTATTCGTACTGCTGCCCAACAAAGAAGGGTAATAGTAAGAGCAGGTGGAGCAAGAGTTCCATATGCAAACCCTATTCACTGGGGATGGTTTAGGAGGGGTATCAAGCCTAACCAATTCTTCTCACGTGCAATAGCTGGTAAAATAGATGAAATCTACAAGAAGTATTTTGATAATCTTCAAGCTCTTGTAGACAAATATAACAAATAGGAAGGTAACTCAAATGGCTAAATTTGATTTTGAAACACTTACAATTGAAGAAGTGGAGACCATAGAACAGATTTCTGGTGCTCCAATTGATGCCCTCATGGATGACAATGCTTTGAAGGGCAAGTCACTAAAGGCTGTTGTCTACGTAATTAAGAAGCGTGAAGATGACAAGTTCACTATTGCAGATGCAGCAAAGCTATCGTTCAAGGATGCTATGGAACTGCTACAGCCAGGTGAACCAGACCCAAAAGAGACATCAGCAAACTAGCAGCTAAGAGAATGGCTAACTTTTGCTTAGCCACAAAAATGTCTCCTAGTGAATATCGTAAGCTAAAATTATACGAGATGAGTGCTTTTATAGAGGCACTAGAAGACAGGGGTAGTCCCCCAGACTTAGAGGAATTGCTATGAGCTTGAATTTAGAAGTCCAGATACTTGGTGAATTTAAAGGACTAACCAAGGCTACAAAGGGTGCTACCAAGCAGCTTGAGGGACTTAGACGTTCAACTCAAAAGATATCTAGGGGCATAACTGCATCCTTAGCAGCTGTTGGTGTTAACACTGTTGGCACAGCAGCTCAGAAATACCGTTGGTGCTTCTGATGCTGTTGTTGCCTCTGTGGAAGAACAGATTGGCAAGATTCAGACAGCTAGTGGTGTTGTAGATGATGAGCTACGTCCTGCTTATGCAAAGCTAATTAGGTCTACTAGAGATACCACACGTGCATTTAGACTACTAAACCTTGCTACTGATATCTCAGCTCAGACAGGCAAATCACTAGATTCAGTATCCACAGCATTGTCCAGGGCATTGAATGGTAACACTGCTAGCCTTGTTAAACTTATCCCTTCTATTAGAAACTCCACAGACTTTGTAGCTGACCTAGAAAAACAATTCAAAGGTGCAGCTGCTGCAGCAAATAACCTAGACCCCTACAACAGACTTAAGATTGCCTTTGACGAGGTAAAAGAAACTATGCAGCAGAGAATTTTGGTACTAAAGTTGCTAAAGCAATTACAGACCTTACAGACTTTTTAAGCGGTACAGCAACAGAAGATAATCCATTTGCTAAGTTTGCAGAAGACATTAAGCCATTAACAGAACTTCTTGGTGCCTTTGGTGAAATTGCTAAGGGTGTTCTAGCAGTTTTAGATGGTTTGTTTGATGGTCTGTTTGGTTGGCTCAATCTATTCCTACCAGCAGGAGAACAGGTCAGTGGATTAGCTGGCTTCCTTGGTTTGCTAGGTAAGGCATTACAGCAGATTGGTTACTGGATTGGTTATGCAGGTTCATTCCTTGTACCGTTTACAGGAGCATTTAAGATTCTTGGTGGTGTACTAGGTGCATTTAGTAAAGCTGGTCAAGGTATAGTTAACTTCTTTAAAGGTATTGGTGACAACATTGCTGGTTTCTTTGGTGGTGCAACCAAGAGACTAGATGAGTTAGATAAGGCTGCTAAGAATGTTCCTGGCACTGCCAAAGGTATTAAAGAAATTGATGCTGCATTAAAAAATGGAGCAGCATATGATAAAGCTTCAGATGCAGTAAAGCGTTTAGACCCAGCATTAGACAGACTTAAGAAAAGTTTTGAAGCAAACAAGACTGGTCTAAAAGAACTAGACCAAGCTGGTGGACTTGTAAGAAGTACTTTGGGTGGGGTATCTAATCTAGTTGACCAACTAAATGGTAAAACAATAACTGTTGATATTAAGACTCGTATTAATGGTGCTGATACTGGAGAAGCAAATAGATTTAATAATATTAGAAAAGCTATAGAAGCTGCAGCATCTGGTGATGATACTGGTGGTGGCACAGGAGAAACCCTATTCCAGAAGCGTTTAAAGGCGATTGTAGCCACTTTGCAAGAAGCCCTAGATGAAGCTAAGGAACGCATTCAAAACGCCTCAGAGAGCTTTAGAGACGCTGTGGGACTATCATTTGGCTTGGTTACTCAAGGTTTCAGAGCTAGATTTAGTATTGACAGAATTATTGCAGGTATGAAGCGTATCAAAGATGCAGCTTTAACCTTTGCTAAAGACATTGCAGAACTTAGAAAGCGTGGTGCTGACCAGTCTCTAATTGATGAACTTATTGGTCTAGGACCTCTTGGTGGAGCTACAGCTGCTAGAGGATTGCTGACATCTGGCAGACTACAAGAATTTATTGACCTTCGTAAGGAACTAGCATCACAGGGTGCAGGGGTAGGTGGAGCAGCTAATTTTGCAATTACAGGTACATCTACATCAGGTCTACAAAATGCTATTACTGCTTTAGAGAAGACAATTGCTGCAGGTAAGGGAGCTACCTACAACATCAATATAGCTAATCCTAATGTTACCCCACAGCAGATTATCTCTGCAATTAAAGATTATGAACGAAAGACAAAGCAAAGGATATTGGCTAAGTAATGACTTTTAAGATTTCAGAAGACATTAAGATTGAACTATATGGTTCTACATCTTTTATTATTGGTCAAAGTATTTTGGGGGGTCCAGCTTTGCTTGGTGACCTTTCCCCAACTTGGCATCCACTAACTTGTGGTGTGGTGTCAGTTGATATAGAACGTGGCTTCAGTGTCAACCAGGGCATTGTACCTTCGCTGGAAGTAGGAACAGCGAACATTGTGTTGTCAGGCTTTGATGTTGACCCCACACTGAATCCACTCTTTCAGATTGATGGGCAGATAAAGGTTTTGGTTAGAGAGCCAGGGCAGACAAACTTCTCACCAATCTTTGTAGGATTCATTGACAACATGGAAACAACATATGAGTCTAATGGTTTAATTACAACTACATTGACCTGTACTGACTGGATTCCTAAGATTATGAATATCACAGTGCCTGAAGGTGCTTATGTTGCTCCTGCAGAAGGATTCTCTACCAGAGTAAACAGAGTGCTTGATGACTTTGTATTGCCTAGATATCCTGACATTGAAATTAGTCCTGCATGGTTCTTAGAGTTTGGTGGCTCTCAATTCCCTCAAGAAGGTGACTTAGATGCTTTTGGCAATCCAGAACCTAATACTGGTACAAGAGCTGCAACAACTGTAGGTGACCTTCTTAATGAACTTATGCAGGGTGAAGCAGGTATGATTGTGGTATCAAGAACTGGTGTTATCTATGGCTATGGTAGATATTACATTAGTGATTACCTATTGGAAGAATTAGACCTAGGTACAGTACCCACTAGTTATGGTTTTAGCAACGTTCACAGCACATCTTTAGACCATTACTGCATGGCAAACATTGAAACATCATCTGGAAAAGCAGACATTGTTAATGAGCTTATTCTTGGGTTCTCTGATACAGTTCCATTCCCAGCATTTCAAGATGAAAAGGTAAACATTAAGAATGAGGCAAGTATTGGTGCAGTTGGTTCTATTGCATTTGAAGGTAACCTATATGTAGACCTTGGACCAGAAACAAATCCAACACTTTATCGTTAAATAGTTCTTGGAAGTTTGACCCAGGCTACGATGTAACCAGGGTACGTATTGAATATCCTGGTCACACAATTGATGGTAAATACATGGTATCTAAAGTCACCCACAATATCACTGCAGAGAATTGGTTAATGGGTGCAGAGCTTTGGAAGGGTGCATAATGCCAGCTAAGTATTTTGAATTTGAAGATGGACAGAGATTACCTGGAGACAGAGTAAAAGAATTCTTAATGAATCAGGCAGTCATCCAGTGTGCCAACCAATCAGAAATTACACTATCTGGCATTGAGGAGTTTGGTGCTAGAGTAGCCATTAACCTAGAAGATGGTCAGTTATGGACTTATACCCCAGACATTGAGGCTTGGGCACCTGCACAAAATACTCTTGACCTAGAGCTTTTGGATGCTAGATACTATACAAAGATTGCAGCTAACGGTATTTTTATATCAGAAACCACAGCAGATGCCAGGTATTTAACAGAAGTAACTGCTAGAGGTATCTTCCTAACACAGACAGATACTGATGCAAGATACTATACCAAACTTCAGGCTGATGGTCTATACCTTACTGAAACAAGTGCAGATGGTAGATATTATACAAAGCTTCAAGCAGATGGATTGTATCTAGGCAAGCAAGAGGCTGGAACAACTTATGTAACTAAACTAGATGCTGGTAGCTTGTATATTGCTAAAACAGATAATGCTGGTACTTATGTAACTAGTATTTCTGGTGACAAGATTACAACTGGAAGCATTGACGCTAACTTAATTACATCTGGTGAGCTTGTTGGTAGAACAATTAGAACGGTACCTGCAGGAAACACAGCAAAAAGAATTATTGTAAATACTTCTGGTGAGATTGTATTCTTTAATTCTGGTTCAACTTCTGAAGCAGGTAGAATTGAAGCTACTGCAGCTGGTATAAGCATCAATGGTGCTGGTGGAGGTAACCTTGCAGTAAGTGGTACACCAATTATTAGCTGGAGTGGCTCAGGTATTTCATTACTTCAAAACACTACACAAACAGGTTCTTTATCAGCTACTGGTACAGTATCTTCTAATGGTGGATTTTCTGCTGGTACTGGTACAACAATAGGTGCTAGCGTTTCTACAAATGGCGGTATTCTAGCTAATGGAAACTTAACAATAAATGGAACCTCTACTCTTGACGGTACAGTAACTTCATCTTCACTAATAACAGGAACTAACTTTAGAGGAACAACGTTAACTGGTTCAACTACCGTTGCTGCTGGTTTAAATGCTAATGGTTTTCTTCAAAGAGGAACATCGTCAGAAAGATATAAACAAGACATTGAAAACCTACAAATTAATTACAATGATGTTATTAATATGCAACCAAAAACATTTAGGCGTATTGAAGAGGTTGAGGAATTTGGAGAAAATGCAGCTACATATCCTGGTTTTATTGCAGAAGACTTGGCAGGAACTTCTCTTGACCCATTTGTATTCTATTCAGAAGATGAGAATGGCAATCCTAGACCTGAAGGTATTCACTATGCAGAATTAACGGCAGCTCTTGTATCAGTCATAAAAGAACAAGATACTAAACTTAATGCTTTAGAAGCACGTATAGCAGCGTTAGAAGGAGGTGCACAATGAATCCAGAAATAATAACAGCACTATTGGGTGGTGGTGTAGCAGGAGTAATGTTTCAATCATTGCTAAAGTACCTCCAGAAAAATAAGCAAATGA